TTTATTTCTCCGCTACACTCGGAGCACTTAATTTCATTAAGTTTACTAAAGTTGTTAGTCACGTTGCCTCCAGTCGTCAGGTTTGTCTTGCTGGAACCATTCTAGCACATCATCGGCGGATGTAAACCCTGTTTTGTGATTGGATGGGTCCGGGTCTCCTAATCCCATCCTATTCATAAAATCATCCATACTACCTTCCTCAATTTTTTGTGTTATTTGGCGTCGTGCCATCTTCAACATTTCATTCGCAGAAGTATTTGCCTTTGCTAATTTATTTGCCCAAATCATATCATTTAGTTTTACTTCCTCACCATTTGCAATACATTTACAAATAAACTCTAGTTTAAGTCGGTATTGTGTAGACAGCATAAATCCATATCACATTTGTTAAATATTTATCATCGACCCTTTTTGCCATTTTTTTGCCCGACTTTTTTTTCCGACTTTTTTGAAACTAAAAAGTGATTTTCGTTTTGGGAAAAAATAAAAAAAATTATGAGTTAATCATTTCTTTTTTTTATTTTTTGCTGCATTCTTTTTAGGTGTTGATACATTTTTAAATCTTTTATCTGGTCTTGATTTGTTACCAGAATGAATCCATTTAGGCATTAGTTTAAAGATAAATTAAAAGGAAGGAGTTTCCTCCTTCCTATTTTAAATATTAGTCTTCAAGAGAACCCATGAGGTTATCAAAATAATCGTGATTATCTGCACTAGTGTTAGAAGCAGATGTGTTTAGATTATTCAGTTCTTCCTTAAGATCAGAAGAAACAGAAGGACTTGATGGCATAATATCATTTGAGTTAAAATTAGATTCTTCAAAACGAACCTCTGCATCTAACTTAGGTGCAGCATTATACCCAGAAGTCAAATCTTCAAATCTTTGTTGAAGTTTTTCATAAGATTTAAATGCTTCGGGTTTGGTAAACTCACTCAAATCATACTGCTGACTGTAAATTTCTCTCAACTGATCCTTACTAAAGTCACCAAGAGTTTCTTTTGTTCCAAAAGAAGATTCATCATAGTTCCAATACACCCCTTGCATACAAATTCTCATATTGAAATTTGCACCATGCCACAAATTAGTGGGGTCAATTGGTTCAATATCAGCAAACTTGGGTTTCATTGCTCCTGTAATTTTTTCAAAAATCTTAGGACCAAATTCAAAAATCCAAACTTTACCTTCATTACTAGGATTTGCAGGATCCTTAACAACATAGATATTTGCAAAATACTTTAGTTTACGTTTACGATATGATGCAAGTGCTTTATCCTTTTCATCCTTGGTCTTCCAAAGTTCGGTATTTGCATCACAAACAGGACATTTGCGACCCACAGTGGTTGGGCACTGTTCAATGTAAAGTCGTTTCTTATCCCCATTTACATTGAAATTATGCTGCCAACGTTGGACCCAAGGAAGTTCATTGCCATGAGATGGTGGAAGGAATCTAATAGTGGCGCTACCAGTACCTCCTTTTCCCATCTTAGGTTTCCACATTCGGTCATCAGTAAACCCACTCTTTGTTTCAAGAGATGCTGTCAATTTCTCAAGGAGAGATCCCTGAGATTCAAGTGCGTCAAAAGACATTCTTTAATTCTCCGTATTAATTCGTTATGTTTTCTGTATGTGTCGTTGACTCGACAACGTATTTAGAATAGCACAGAAATCAATCTGTGTCAAGCAATCCAATATCACTGGAAGATTTCATGGCGTCAATTGCTTCCCTTGCTTTCTTAAAAAGTTTAGCATTAATCTCAACCGGTGGCAACCCCATCTGCTTTGCTGCTAGTCTAAAGTTTTCTTTCAATAAATCAGCGTCTTCATCACCTTCCATTAAATGAATTCTTGTGTAAATAATTTCTTGAATATCAATAAGACGATACATATTATCAAATAATTCAATCTTATCTTCTTTGGATGCTTCTTTTATTGTTGGAAGTTTTCTTGTAACTTCTTTATACAATTCGTTTGCTCGAAGCATTTCTTTTTTAACTATCTCTGATGTAAATAAACTCATATTTTTTTTAAAATAATTTCTTTTACTTGGTTAGGATCTCCGGAAATAAATGGATCATATTTTTTCAATGTAAATGAAAGTTGTTTCCAGATTATATCATCTTCCAAAAGTTTGTCATATCTATCAATGAATCCAGTCAATCTATTTAACATTAGTAAAGTTTCCATCATAATTCTACCACCAAGGAACAATTTTAAAATATCTGAGTGAGATGAATTTTTACATTGCATACAATCATTAATAGTATCACACCTATCCAGAATAACATCAATATCAGTAGAGAATAGATATGTAAAACTTTGCATTTTCTTTTGCCAATTTAAATAATTTTCATTATTCATTTGAATAATATGAAAATTTGAATTGACAAGAAAATTAGAAACAAAATATTCAATAACTTGATCTTTGCTTGTATACTTATTAGAAATTTTTTCAAAAAAGTATTTGTCTGGTCTTTTTGAATATGCTTTTTCTGTTGTCTTTACTGAACCTTGATATTTAAAATAATCATATGTTTTTCTACTAAAGTGAGTTTTCAATGCAACATAAGTAGAATAAACTTGGAATGAATTCATAATTAAATTGGTAAAACACCTCTAGTAGTTTTTTTAATGTAGTTCAAACGAGTTGCCTCTGCTTTGATCTTTTCTTTAAGTGCAGGAGCAATTAATTTTACAATTGATTCTACTTCAATATCTTTTGATTCACAGAAGGTACAAATAGCATCAATGTAATTGATAGACTTATTACTATTCTTAACCATAGTTTCTATAGTCAAAGAAAATTTATTTTTGTCCATAAAACTATCTTCAATTAATTCAGTAATATTTTTATTTTTTTTAATGGGCATCGACATACTCTGCAATGTAATCTTTTAACAGAGGCACAAAATCATTAGGATTTTCTTTAAAAATTTGAGTCTGACCAGTATTGCATGTAATTGCGGTTACAATCTGTGAAATCTTTAGTCCAGATAGTTCTTCATACATTTTTGCATATCCAGTTTCCTGGACAAAATATGATTCAATCCATTCTTTTTTCTTTTCTTTTGCTGAAGTTTTAAAGTCAATGATAGACAAAACTCCATCAAACTCTGCAATACAGTCTACTCTTCCTGCAATACCAAACTCATGACTATACAGAGGTGCCTCTTGGAAGTGAATATTATCGATGCGATTATACATTGCTTTCGCTTGTTTAAATAACATCAATGCTAAAAAACTTTCCTTATATTTGTCAAGATCTAACTCATTATTGAGATAGTCTTCTACTATACTATGTAGAGTGGTTCCAGCAGATGCTGCTTGATGAGAAACACGATTTGCCTCATCATTCCCAACTCTTTTTCTCCAAGCAGCAATTCCCTTTCTGTTTCTATAAGAACATATGGTAGAGATTGATGGATATTGTTTATCGCCCACAGTGTATACTCTTTTACCATTTGTCGCCGTTGTTGCACTAAGGTTTTCTAAGAGTACCTCAGGTTTAACATGATTAAACATAAAATTAAAGTTCAGGTTTCAGTTTAAGTTTACTAAGAAGATATGAACGAACAAGACCACTTCTTACAATATCATCGACATCAAATTCAACATGGACAAACTCATCCATAATTTCTAGAATCTCCATGAAATTTAAGATTCCATTCTTCTCAGCAGATTTAACAAGATCGGTCTGACGAATGTCTCCGGCAAAAATAATTTTACAATCTTTACCAACACGTGTAATGATAGAATCTAATTCATGAAAACTTAGATTCTGACACTCATCAACAATAATAATTGAATTGTTTAATGTTGTTCCACGAAGAAATGATGTACTCCAAAATGAAATAGTTTGCTGTTCAATAAGATTATCATACAACATATCATATGAAGGATCATCAGGCATGTTAAACATATATTCTACCATATTCTTATAAGGAATTTGATAGAGTCTTGACTTATCAGCATGATCTCCTGGAAGAAATCCAATTTCTCTAGTAGGAACAAGAGAACGAACCATATACAATTTATCGTAATTAGTTATTCCTGAAAGGATTTCTTTCAATGCTAAGTACATTGCAATAAAAGTTTTACCTGTTCCTGCACATCCATATAAAAATAAATTTTTACCCTCATCATATGCATCAAATACCTTAGATTGATTTGGAGTTATGGGTTGAATTTCTTTTAAATGATTGACGTTGATTGGTTTTTTACGTCTCATTGTTTTGGGAGTGCTATTAACAAAATCGAATTGAGTTTCCTTTCTCTTTCTTGCCATATATTTAATGTGTATTAATATTTGAACCGAAGTTTGCTTTTTTGATTGACTTCAATACGTCTCTAAACCCATCCGGAACTGGATTTTTAACACCGGCAGAACTTACAAGACCAGGAAATGAATCATGATACTGTTCAAGATGTGGATTATCATCTTTATATTTATCGAGTAAAGTGAAACTCATAGTAACTTCAGTTACTTCTCCGTTATCTTTATTCCTGAATTGATAAGTTGGCATCTGTTTCTCCTTTATTTTTATTGAATCCAAATGGACCTACTTTATTTTCAGACCTTTTCTTCATAACAACACCAGCAAGAGACTCCATAATTTTAAGGATGTCTTCTGCTTTTGCATTTACGCCAAGTTGATTTGCGACATAGAAATACTTATCAAAGAACTCTTGACCATGCTCTTCATAGTCTTTAACTGTAATTGGTTGATCTTTCATTTTAAAAAAGGTGATTTAGTAAATTTGTTTGTTTTATACCATTTCATTGGTACTTTCTTCATGGTTTTTCCATCCCAATGCTTCAGAGGTAATTGGAAATTGACCTGCAAACAAACACTTACATTCATTTGCAATGTCCATGTGCTCTTTCTGAGTTCCATTAGCAGATCTCAGAGTGATATAATGGATCCATGAACGAACTGAACCCGTCATGTATAACTTGGTGGGTGTTGCCAGTGGTAATACAAATCTTGCACACTCTTTTGCAATCCCGTGATCAAGCATTGTCTGATAAAGATCCATAGCAGAAAGAAAGTGTCGCTGAATCTGAATCTGAAATTCTTGTTTGGTAAAATCGTCAATATTATCAATAGAATTCTGACGATTCTTTTTATCCTGACGACGTAAATCAAACATAGGAATAGTTCCTGCTAACAAAGAACTGTCAGCGTAACGTTGTGAGAACTCTTGGAAAGTAAATGAACGATGTCTGAGGATCTGTGCTGCAAGTCCCCTGGTAGTCTCGATCTCAAGCGTCATGAATGCCTGCTCAAAGACGCTCCAGTGGTTGTGTTCAATGCAATAGGATAAAAGACCAGCAACCTTTGGATTCTCTTGATTAGAGGGGTTGCTCACCCTTGCCACATACCCCATGTGTCCTTCAGCATCTGGGGTAACACTAATAACTTTAACTTGCATAATACGCTTGATAATATTTTACGATGCCAGATGAACTGACGTGACCTTGAGATACCCAATCATGACAACAGTTTTGAATTTTTTCCATACTGTGCATTGGTTCTCCATTTTTTTGTGCTAGACCACCATACTTATTAAGAAGAATGGTGTATACCGCTTGGCGTAGTTCCATACGCTCTTCATTGTAGCGCCAATCTTCGTTCATTTTTTTTCTTTTTTAGGTTTGTTACCCCAAAGTTTCGGATTAACCATACCATACATAGTTTCCATTGTCAAGATTTTACCCCCTACTGGTTTGAGGATATCATGATAAGCATCAAACACTTTGACGTTCTTAGGACCACATGCATGATCATAATGAACTTCTCCATCAAT